AAATAGTATTATAGAATCTCTTAATTCACAACCACCTATTACATATTGCCCAATAGGAATACCATATGTTGTTATATCAACAACGTAACCAGTACCAGTAAAACTTGTAATGCCAACAACACAAGTAAAGGATTGATAGGTAGTATATATTATAGAGTTATATATGATTGAACCATTCGTAACAAGATATACCCTACCAGCAACTAATACAGTTGTATTGTTAGTTGCAAAACTACCAATAAATTTATTACCTTTTATATTTTCTATGGCACCAGTAGTACTAAATCCTGAACTAACAGGTCTAAAGTTTTCAGCATGTAGATATTGTTGATTATCTAAAAATTGATAATCGACATCTTTAACCATACCTTTGGTAAAACCATTTATAACTTTTTCACTCATTTCTAATTATGATTATAGTAATGTTGTGCCTGTCCGAGTGTTGAGAAACCAGAATTATGTTCATTGATTTCTGGTACTAATCTAACCCAGGCATTCTTAATACTTTCAAGTTTATCTATATCTGGCATTAATGCATCACCATATGCTTGTTTGCAATAGTAATTCCATTCTCGCCTAGCATCATAATATACTGCGTCACGAACTTGACCTGCACACCACTGAGGATACATTAACTTCATATTGATATACCAGTATATTGCTTCCTTAAAACTTATTTCATCTGGTATCATAGGATAACCTTCACAATCTGTAGGTATAGCAAGATACGATAACATTATATAACCAGTCTCAATATTAGTTTTAATGTAACCATTTGCTATAACATATGTGACGTCTTCTGTAGTATACAATGGTGCTAATTCTTTTAAAGAAGAACTAGTCTGACTAGCATATGCATTTGCTAACATGTTTGCAATTAAAGTACGTTTAGCAGGATTAGAATTTAGATATGTTACTGCGTCATCATAATCAAGACCATATAAACTTTCAGCCATTGTTATTATATCTGACTCTGGAGCAGTTACACTTGTAACTGTAATATCTGTTGAATCACCATGATTATCAAAATTACTTGTATTAGTCCTCATTGGTATAAATGGACCAGTACTTGTTGTAGAGTATGATGCCTGTACTAATGAATGAAAATCACATGGTAACTTAACTATATAATCTTCTATAACAAGTAATGGAGTACCTTCTAAACCAGTAACCTTATTTTCAAATGATGGAAATGCCCCAATCTTCTCAAGTGCCTCGGCGCCCCACTCCACCATGTCTGATATACGGTGCGTACTCTCTTGTAGATTTAAGTCTGTAAAGACTTTTGCTATAACAGTCTTTATGCTTGTTAATTTATAAATCATATATATTATTTATTTCTAGTAAGCATACTAGCAAATTGATCTATAGGATTATCTGTTTCATCTTTATCTAAAGGATTTACTTCAGAGTATAATTTTCTATGATCACTAATATACTTCTCTTTTTTACTATCTTTATTTTCATAACCATAACGAGATAAAGTTACAAGATAACCACCATTATCTAATTCCTCTACATTGATCTCTTTAGTTATATCTCCATTCTTGATCGTCTGTGACCAAGTCTTAGCTTTCTTATCCTTAAATACTGAATCAGACGGAGTAGCTTTTAATTCTTTACTCTTCATTATTTTTCAAAATAATCTATTGTTTTTTCTTTAATACACTTAGCAACTTTACGTTTGTTTGTCCTCGTGTATACTAACCTATATAAATATAAATTATGAAAGATACTGGTTAGTTTAGACCATTTCATTTCATATTTATAACCATCAGAATGTTCATTAAAATTATATATAACCTTACCATGTTGAGTGGTCATTTGCCAATCTATCGGTGGTCTATTATTATAATCTAATTTCTTTTTCTCTATGTATGTATCACCCAATCTGAAAGGCATCCTAAATAGTTCACCTTCGTTTATTATCTTACTAGAAACTTCCTTATAAAACAAACCCACTATCTTAGCGTATTCGTTGTACGTAACATAGTAGGTTGAATCTATAGGAATATCTTTTATATAATCTTTATAAAAGTCAGGAAGAACATATGGATGTTGAATAGTATTCTTCCCTCTACCATAAAATTTTGACATTACTGATTTATTACATTACTAGAAACAAGGTTCGTACTATCGTTTTTATTATCGCTATTCATTGTTATACCGATACCCAATTCCCTACGTAATATCATGTCCTTTAATACAGGAACCATATTCATAGGAATAGGATATCTATCATCCCAATCTCCTTCCGTTTCAGTAGCATGAGGATTGACAAAATTCATAACTTCTGTAGGAACTACAAATATACCCCTTACAGTAATTTGTGCAATTGGTTTCGTATATATTAAATATAAATGTTTATCTCTTAGGAAAGCCAAATTATCATTACTAGTATATTTTTTATATTGTTGCCATTTAGATCTACCTTCTGGTATATACTGAATCTCAGTACCATCTACAGTACCAATATATGTAAACCCTGATTTAAAATTGAAATCAATTGTCTCAGGTAATTCTAGTTGTGTCTTAAGTATATAAGACTCACTATTAAGATCACTACCTTCAGAAGCATCTACAACTTCTAGTGCTAATGCAGGTAATGTCTGAATATAATCTGGATTAGGAATTTTACCTTTGTCTATATCCTGTTTAATAAGCAAGGCCCTATATTGGTGAACCCACATCTCAAGTTGACGCTTGGATATATTTTCACTTTTACTAACATTAAAATTCCTTATGATGTTTAGTAAATCTGTTGTTATAGTATTTAATGTTATAAAATTAATCATTTACTTGCCTATTAATATGTAAACTACTGTAGCAGTTAATGCTGTAGAAACAACACGTGTAAGCCACTTATTATTTTTAATTTGTTTATCTTTATTAGTTATTATAGCTTCAAGATTATTTGCTTTATTATCTAACTTATTAATCTCTTCACTTAATAATATTTTTTGTTCAACGCAATTATCATACATCTTCGATTTGTCGTTATATTTAGATTCTGATAATGCTAAACTATTTTTATAATCAACAATCATTGATTTTGATATATCATATCTTAATATATCTTTATATATAGATATTACTTGATTGGAGGCAAATTTATATCTTAAGTCTTGTTCAGGTATATACCTGTGCATCAATTTATTATACGCAACTGTAGAGTCAATGTTCACAATATTGTTATCTATTGAATCCAACTTTGATTGTAGTTCCTTAAGTTCCAGCTTATACTTTTTTAGTTGATCTTCTTTGACTACTATAGTTGAATCTAACAAATCATTTTTGTTTTCTAATATATCATATATATTGTGCAAGGAATCTCTTTCATGCTCCAACTTCGCATTAGCAATATTTAATGTACTATTTTGAGTATCTAAATTTTTATTCTCTAGTGTTAAACCTATGGCATGAGCTAATAGTATTGTAATTACAACACCTGCACAACACCATAAAATAGGTTTACCATACTCCTTTAAATTATTTTTCAATTTCTTTATCATAGTCCTCACTTGGTCTTTTAGTTTCAGCAAAAATATACGCATACACTGGAGTACTAACCACCATTATTGCACCACCTATATTTAATATTGGTTGATCTGTTAATAATGTTAAACTTACTAGTGTTATAATATTAACTATTAAAGTAGCTACTGCAATTTTTACACGCTTATTCTTCGTCGGGGTCACGTACGATATTAATGACTTTGCCATTTCTTTTTATTTTATTATGTACTTCTGTTATAAGTGTCTCTATAAATATAGATGAATCATACATTTCTAACATATGTTCCCACTCAGTAGTTGCTTCTCTGAGATATCTATATAAGTCTTCCTCTTGTACAAACATTATCTCATGGTATATACGTTCTGGTGTCTATTACCAGTTTCCTTATAAGATACGTGTACCCAAGCAGGATTCTCTTTCGTACCATATTCCCATATAAGTTGGTCGTAATCTAGATTATCTTTTATATAATCAAAGATCTCCTTATTAGTTATACCACCATATATGTCAGCATCTATATCTATAGCAGCTCCATTATCGGCCATGTGTTGACTTGTAATAGAACCATTTACATGATCATTTAAAGCCTTAGACCTAAAGAATGAAGATATACCTAACTTCATATTGAAATGCGCCCTAAGTGGCTCAAAAACGGCAACAGCGAGATTTTTCATATTAGTTAACTGCTTCTCATTAGGTGTATTATCAATACCCCATTTTATAGCAGTCAACGATTTAGTGGCCTCTGTATAGGTTATATGTTCAGATATATTTTCCATTACACAGTTACTTTATCTACGTACCTAATTATTAGTTCAATGATGATTCCCATAAGACCACCTGCAACGCCAGCTGCACCAATTATCTTATTATACTTATTCATCATCTTTGTATACTTCTCTCTAAGTTCATCAACTTCTCGTTCATGGTCAGTAGTACGACATAACAACCCGCCATCGGGATTATATTCATTACCAAGTAGAGCAACCTTAATTTCTGCGATATCCTTTTGCAACAAAGCTAGTACATTATCTGGTATATTACACATCTCTTTTACCATCCCAAAGTTTATTTTTTACGTCCGGGTATATTTATTACTTCTATAAGTTGAAAATTCTTTTTGCATATATTAAATAAATCATCTGGATCTATTCTCCACGGTTCTGCTATCATACCTGGAAACAATTTATTAAGACCCATTGCTACATATTCTACGCAGTAAACCCTATTCTCAGCCTTCTTACCTCTCTTACCAAACCATTTATGTTTTAATATATAAATGGCATGCCATAAGAAGTTGAGATATTCATACTTCTTATTGTCACAGTCTAAACAGAAGTCATGAAGATCCTGTTTTCTATATCTATTAGTACGTACTTTAAATACATACAATTCTCTCTTAGCCCCATCATTTAGGTATGCCGTATTAACAGTACGATTAGTAACTCCTTCTGCGATAGAACCAGATACCATACCATCCACTAGTACGTCTGCATGATTTACAGTATCACCTGATTCTCCTTTTAGGAACATTTTAACCTTCATGCCAAATCGTATTATCTTTGCGATAACACCATATGAACGTACCATTATTACATACACCCCTCTATTGGGCAATATTTTTTCCATAATTGTTTATAATTCTAAATAAATAAAAGTACCACATATTTCATTTATCCTTTCCATTATATCTTGTGCTTCATCTTCTGTAAAGAAATTATGATTTTCATAATCATATTCATTAAAGTATTTCTCTAAACATTGAATACAATAGGATAAAATAGTAAGTTTTATCATTTCAACACGTGTGTCTTGTCTACCCAATTTTGCATGTAAAGCAACTTTCTTGCCATAGTCAGACTGGGCATTTGTTAAGTCTAACAAAAAGTTTGTTATTTGTGTTGGTGTTGCTGCCATTTTTATATATAATTTTCCGCCAAGTAATCATCATTTTTACCACTAGTAAGTCCTTCTGTTATAAGTAAAACTACTATAATAAGAGTTAATACCAGAGTCCCCATAATGCTACCTTTTAGTAAGTGTTACATGTATATCATTAACAGAATTAATATATTGTCTAATTGCAGTAGTTCTATACTCCTCAGACCTAGTGGCTATCTCATTTGGTATATCATAACCATACACAAAATCCATATCGCCATTAATTCCATAATGATCTAATTTATTATCTTCTCTCCACTTCTTATTGAAGTATAAAAAAGTAGCCTCACATATAGCACGCCTATGTGTTGGATCTTGCCAACATCTCATAGAACTATAATACGGGGCTATAATTTTAATCTTACCACCTGGTTTAAGTATTCTATATACTTCTTCCATAAATTTAATTAAACCATCGGTAGGTTTGTCTTTAAGTAATTCACATTTCTTTTGATACTCCTCCCAACTGGTTGACTCTAGTGATGCTCGTAACATATCTTTAGGTAATGTATTCATTTCTGTATGTTCTACATAATGACTGCAGATAATATCTTCTGCGCTTTCAGATTCAATAGGCCAAGGAAATACTTCCAAGTCAACTACTGCATCTACGTTATCTCCAGGTTTTACATCTATACCGAAATAACCTTCTTCTTTCCTCTGACCACAGGCCAGGTTTAATTTATTTTCACTAATCATTATTATATTCTTTATCAATTATATTAAATGGAACTGTCCAGAAAACCAATCTTCCATGTCTAATCTGTTCTTCTAAATCTACTAAAGAACTTTTATCTCCACAATCTATTTCTCTTTGGGCTAGTTCTTTACTAGTATATTGTTCTATACCATTTTCATCTTTATACATATCCTACCACATTTTATCATCGGCAAATGAATAGTGCCCTACTAAAACACGATTGTCACAAGCGAACTTATAACCTGCTTTTGCAGCATTCTCAAAGAAATATAGATCTTGAGTATATGCTCTAGCACCTTGTCCTGGAATAACTTCTTGTATTGTCTTAAACCATGGATAAGGCATCTTCTTAAATATATCTAATTTGAATAGATTGAAACCCATACCAAGACCATTACATTCCTGAACCTCATTCTGTTTTGGTATTTGTGGTATAAAGTTCTTAGGCATTACCTTTGGATCACCATATATCATTGGTTGCCCACCTTCACCTTTAGTCCAATATAAACCTTGTACAACATCATATTTGTCCATAGATTCATATAACTTTAATAGACCATCTGCTGGTGGACAGTTGTCTTCTTCAATAGTAAGTATATATTGCCATTTAGACAATTCTGGATTATCCAGTATACTTTTAATCATACTATTATAAGATTCGCCAACTTCCATACCTATACCAAATATAGGACCTATAACCTTTTGATTCATTGGACGCATTAAACCCATCCAATATTGAACTACCTTTGCTGGTATCTGTCCCCTAGTAGGACATATTATAATTGTAGATAAATCTTTGTATGAACCAGCTTGCTCTAACCTAGCAATTGATTTATCAAGATTTTCGTTATGTTGCCCTACTTCAGGCATCGCTATTTGAGGAATCATAAATATATCTATATATTTAGTTATTAAAAAGTTTACAATTATTATACGTATATATGATTAGTTTGTTATAGTGTTGTATAACAATGAAAACTATAATATACCAAAAGTCATTATGAAGATATTTGACATACTTGGTTCTTCTCCTTCTGACAATGTAGTAAATGTAACATTCTCACCATATGATGTACCTTCACTATTAGTAGCATATGCCCTAACATAATAAAATGTATCTGCGCTTAGTCCACTTAAGGTAGATGTAAATACACCCATACCAGTACCATTAGATGTGTGAGAATCTGACGTAGTTGGAAATATAGATGTGCTCCAACATATTCCCCTAGCTGTTACAGTAGCACCACCAGTAGCAGTTACATTTCCTCCACCATTTGCAACTGTAGAATCAATACCACTTATAGAAGTAGTGGTTACTGTTGGAGTAGTAATAACAACATCGCCATATTGTATTGCCCCCATAGATGGAGTAGTACCATCAAATGGATCACCATTATAATCTAATGCTACGCTAGCTAAAGGAGTTCCTGCAGTTTTTACTGTTGACGAAGATTGCAATGTAAAATCACCATTAGCAGCATCTGTAAATACAGGATCTACAAAATAACCATGTGATTCCCATCCCAATGCTGTACGCAATGCTGCTAATGTATTCATATAATACATAGCAACATTCTCATTTTCTACAACTCTTAAAGAATTATTAATACGATAATAAGCATTATAATCTGCTATTTGATTTGATAAATCTCTACCATATGCCCTAATAAACAATTCTACACCTCTAGCATCTCCTGTATATGTTGTATAAAATATATTATTTTTTATCTGTATAATATCATTATCATGATCTATCCATATATGAGCTTCTGAACCAGAATTATTATGATTATAAAAAGTATTATTAAATATATATACTGATTGAGCACCTTCCATATTTATACCACAACCATTTGGCGGAGATACAAATATATTAGAATATATATATAAATTTGTTATTGATGATAATGTTGGATCAGCCCAATGCCAATTCTGTACAAATATTTGATGTGCATACGCAGTACTTTCAGGAGGATCATAAAATTTATTACGTCTTATAATAAGACCATCTATATGCATACCACTACCATTACCAACGCTTATATCTACTCCTGTAGTATGAAAACCATTATAGAAATAATTATCTTCTACTATCATATTAGAAGCAGTTACAGTACCATATATATGAAATGATATTGCCCTACGACCACAATCATGAAATGTACAATTCTTTATAGTTAAATCATCACCAACAACTTGAGTACCATATGCAGCACCTGAATTCTTTGTACCAACACAAGATATTTCGCAATCATCAATAATGATACCAACCATATCAGTCATACTTGCATCAGATTCATCAAATTGTATGTCTGCATAACCACAGTATCTTATATCTAAACCAGATAATGTGATATATTGCTTATAATTTAAATCTACTACAAAATATGCTTGTGGTATTTCTACAGAACTATATCTTGTGTCTGGATCAGTTGCAGCATATACATATATATAGCCACCACTATAACACCAATTATATTCTGCTGTTAAACTAGCTGTAGTTGATTTATATATACCCCAAGATACAGTACCATCTGTATTTTCAAAGAATACCTCTACACCACCAACATCACTTGAACCCCTTGTATAAAATGAGTAAGTATCTGGATTAGTTACAGATGTAGCAGATTTCCATATATTACCACCTTGATTCTCCCAACCAATACCCTTAACAGAGCCAAGTATCTTTGGTCTATTACCAGTACCATAACTTGTGTATGTTATTTTTGAACCAGATGTACCACTTGCTGTAACACTTAGTAAACCACGAAAAGTATCTCCTTTATTAAAACATATAGTATCACCAGGAGCAAATGTAGTACTATTGACTTTAGATATTGTTGCCCAAGCCTGAGCATCTGATAGTCCTGTTAATAAATCAGAACCTGTATTTTTTACGTAATATGTTGCCATTATTTATTTTTTAACTAAATGGATATGCTTTACCAGAACCAGAATTATATAAGGTTGTTACTTCGTCAGATGTTAATAATCTATTATAAATAGCTACTTCATCTAATCTACCCTGATAGTATGAATTTGCATCCCCATCTCTACCAAACTCTAAATCATTTAAAGCAGACGATGCTGCTACACTTGTTTTAGATTGAACAAAACTACCATCACGATATATATATATTGTTGATGCATTCCATGTAACAACCACATGATACCAAGTATTGGCATTTATTGCTGCTGATACAAATACATCACTTGATGCACTACCTACATGTCCAGTTACGTAACCATCATATGTGTACATAGCATAACCATTCCTTGCTGTAGTACCATTATCCCATTTATTAATGAATACATCTGGACCAGCGGTATCTGCTGCATATACCCAACAACTAATTGCTCCTGCTGTAGTTAATCTTAAATTTGTAGGATTACCAAATCCTATATAACTACTACTACCATTAAAAGACACAGCCGTATTTATTTTACCTGTTGCTGAATATGTCAAGTTAGAAGAAGTGCCATCATTAGAGCCATGTGCATCATCTAATGTTCCAGAACTTTCATCTAATTTCCAATATGAAACAAGTCCCGTTAATAAAGTGGATGATTTTTGCCACCCATCATATGTACCTAATGTAACACTCATTATTGTATACCTTTAGAATTACTATCCATATAAGTTTCTATGATTGTATTATATGTAGAATTTAAAGCCCCTAGAGAACCACCTTCATGAAATATAGAAATCTGTGCATCACAAAATCTTTTAACAGTAGGTCCAGCGGGAGCATTTACAGCAAGTATAACTGGTTTCGCATAACTGTTTATAGCAGTTGCTGAATAATTTCCAGAATCAACTAAACTACCATTTCTATATAATGATAAACTAGTACTGTTTGGTCTATCAACAACCCAAAAACCTCTTGCATCACCCCAACTATTAGTTATATCTCCACCACCAGTACTATTTAAACAATATACAACTCCAGTAGAACCAAAGACTGGTGAAAACATATTATAGGCATTCCCATCGTTTGTACAACCATATACCCATTTACTTTCAGTTGCAGTGTAACCTATTCTAATATATATACCATAGGAAGCATTATTAAGAGTATAATTTGTTAATTGGTTAAGATATACTCCTCCTGCTTCTATATATGCTGCAGGTGTTTCACCACCTACACCATCTCCCTTCATACCTTCATACGCTGTAAATATTGGATCATCATGTGATATAGCATTGTACATCAATGGATTTTTCCAATTAATAAGAGCTTCAGAATTATCATTAGTATGAGAAGCAAATACATAAAAGATATCAAACTTTGCCCATATACCAGCATCTACTAAATCTTTAACCATCGTATTCTGTGCAGTAGCTACTGCAGAAGATGGTTTGGTAGTAAAGGTATCATATACGGCTTGATACTCCGTACAGTAACCACTTGCAGGTTGCCCATATGTATTGTGTGTAATTAAAGTAACACTCATAATTAAGTAACTATATATATTGTTGTAGATACACCATTAGTTGATGATGACCAACTATGTCCATTTGAATCCTGGAAATAAACTTGTCCTTTCGGTACATTTAACTGTAAACCATTAGAATTTAAAGTGGCACTTGCATTTGTCATCGTAGTCCCAGTACCTGCATAACCTGCACCATTTATGGATATACCAGAACTATTTGCTGTCCATGTAATATTAGTACCAGCGGTATTAATACCCATGAAGTTTGAATTAGCAGAAGTATACTGAAATAAACTTGTATTAGCAGAGGCCATTGCTGTAGTTAAGTACTTAGGCATACTAAGATTCAAACCAAGACTATTTATAGTAAATTTAACATCACTACCACTAGTGGTTGCTGTTGTACTACCTGTACCAGCAAACTTGGTTGTACCAGATGAATGAAATGCATTACCTGTTATAAGAGATGTATTACTACTATATTGAAATAAACTAGTGTTCTGAGATAACATTGCTGTAGTCAAATATGCACCAGTAGATTGATAAAGATCTGAATGTATATGATTTGATAATGCTGCTGTGGTTAAAAAAGTATTATTCGATGTATAAAAATAATTACCACGTTCACTAGTATTCATTGCATTTGATGTATCTCCTCCACCAGTACCACCACCTGCAGTAAGACCAATTGTTAAACCATTTGAAGAACTAGTATAATTAGCAGTAACATTTGATAAATTAAATGATACATTACCATGTGTGTGAGTTGATTGAGCTAAATTATGTGTAAAATACATCCTAATATCACTACCAAAATCTAATTTTATACCAATATCACTAGCACTACTATACTCATTTATAGTTAACAAACCACCATGACTAATAATATTATTTTGTGTATATAATTCACCATTAGATCCAGTCCTAAATTGTCTAGTTCCATATGCACCACTTCCTGCTTCCCATAAAGTTGTATAAGAAGAAACGACCGTATTAGTACCACTAGATCTCTCTATTTCTACAAAACCAGTAGGAGGCATATAATCTGTCACAGCACTCATATTCATAGATGCTGTTATTGTTGTTGATAATTCATCTACACTTGATCCAAAACTTATACCATTTGAATTAACAAAATATAGACTACCCGATTCTGATGAATTTATATATTGACTATGTGTATGGTTTGGTATTGCAAAATAATTACTTAACTGAGATGTTGCACTATATGCGTTATGAGAACCAGTTATTGTAGTAGAATTACCACTAGTACTAGAACCAAAAGTTACACCATTAGAGTCATTAAAATATAAAGATCTATTTGCAATACTACCTGTTAATGTAGAACCACTAAGACCGAAAGATATATTATTACTATTACTAAATACTAAACTATTATAAGTATTAGATAATGTGCCAGCTGATAAGCTCATTGCACCAGCTGCGGTACCAACAGTATAAGAACCAGTTATTATCGTTAATAAACTAGCTGTACCAGTACCAACTGTAGAGCCAAAGGTAAGACCATTAGAATCACTAAATTGTACAGTACCCATTGGTATACTGGCAGTTATTGTAGAACCATTTAAGCCAAAGGATACATTATTAGAATTTGAGAATACTATACTTGCAAGTGAATTAGAAATAGAACCTGCTGAAATAGTTATTACACCACCTCCACCAGTACCACCTACTGTTAACCATGCTGGAACAGCAAGAGTCATACCAGCAGTATTTAATGTGCCTGTTAATACACTACCCGCAGTACTAACTGTAGAAAAACCTGTACCAAGACCTGTAGCCCCTGTACCACCGCCAGCAGTTGCAAAGAAATATGTTGAAGAACCAGTAGTAGATGAAGACCATGTTATATTACTACCAAGACTGTTTACAAAGTAAACATTACCTGTATTTGTAGAATTAACATATGGGTGATCGTGCGTAGAACCAGTTAATGATAAATTTAAACCATTACTTGCACTTGAATAAGAACCTGCAATATTAGATAATGACATATTAATACTACCATGAGTATGTGTCGAATTTGCAGCTGTTGTTAAATAACTTGGTATAGAAACTGATAATCCACTACTTGCTGATGTAATACCAATACCACCAACTATATTCACACTACCATGAGTATGATTTGTAGCAGCATAATTGTGTGTATGTGTTGTATAACCTGTACCTAAAGATAATGTACTATTTGCAACTAACTGTAATAAACTTGAATTTGATGTATTAAAGGCATTAGATGTAATTGCGGAAGTAACAGAAGTATGTTGGAATAAAGAACTTTGAGAAGTGTTGATAGCATTTGCAGTTATTGCAGATGTAGCACTTGTGTGTTGTAGTAATGTACTAAAGGCAGTATTTAAGAAATTATTACCTAAAACTGAAACAGTAGTACTAACACCATTTGTAGATAGACTTATATAATCTCCTGCATATACTGAATTACTTGCAGAAGCAGTGGCAGAAGGTATATTAATTGATATACCGGAACTATTTGCAGTCATACTACCATTTGTAATAGCAGTATTTAGACCAATAAAATTAGATCCTGCATTGGATGCCATTGCTGTAGTAAGATAGTTTGGAATCTCCAAACTCAAACCACCAGCTAATAAAGAACCATTAACTATATTCCCAGTTACACTTGCAGATGTAAAGCCAGTACCAGCACCACCCGTTCCAGGGGCAGCACCTATTATTGTAAAAGCGTTACCATTTTGAGATAATGTAATATTGTTACCACCTGCAATAGTTGCAGTACCTGACGATATTAATGCCATAGTACCACTGGTATTACCACCTAAAGTAATATTATTACCACCTAAAGAAGGATTAACTGAACCAGCTATGTATATATTAGGATTTGGATCAGTACTTGTACTAAACAGCCAACTAACACTTGCATTATCCGTAAATATATAATTTTGTATACCATCTCCTTGTAAAGAATTATTATGCCATATATGTGGTAATATTGAATCATTTACAACTATATCAACATCTGAACCACCATTACGAATTGCAACTTGTGCTAAACCAGCACCATTAATATTAAATCTATTTGCATATGTACCAGAGGTCTGATTACTTATATAAGTACCAGTGGCAACATATAAAGAATTTGTATGACTATGAACAACTTGAGCTGCTGTAGTTAAATAATTACCTACAGATAACGCTAAACCATTACTCGAAGAACCTATTGTAATATTTGTACCAGAAGCAACACCATGTATATGGGTACTGTTAGCAGCTGTAGTTAGATAGGCACCAGCAGATTGAAATAATGTAGAATTAGTATTTGCTACAAAGTTACTAGATTCAGATACTGCTAATGATAATGAATTATCACTAGTCTGTTGAAATAAACTACTATTAGTTATTGCTACATAAGAACCATCATGGGAATGCCAACTTAATGCATAGTTATCAAGACCAACTACAGATACTGTTGTACTAACACCTGAAGTAGATAATGATATATTATCACCAGCAATCACAGCATTTGCAGCAGCACTTGGAGGTGGAATAGATAACCATACAAATTGGCTGTTACCTATTGTTGATGTATGAACTGTTAAGTTGTTACCACCAAACATGACAGTACCAGAAGTAAAAGCATTACTATTGGTTAAGTTACCTATAACAATACCATTACTATTATACAAACTATATTCTGCCCTATTTGGTATAATAACATTGGTGTATGGACCAATATCTACAGTATTACCAAGTATATGTGCTGCCATTGGTCACTAACCTTTCTATTACGTATAATTGTTCTAATATAGATTCATTATTTCCTACATATGCAGCAGACTCCATAGCATCTATCATTGCAAATGTAAACATCACATCTAATACTTCTTTGTCATTACATTTACCACATAAATAAGATTGTGGCATTAGTCTTAATAATTCATATGTACTATTTGTCACTCGACCATCCATTAGTACATCATATTCCTTTACACCAGCAGGTGTATTTATAGAATATGTTACATTATATACACCATCTGGAAATTCATCATCAGATGTAAATGCAGCAACACCACTTATCTCTAAAAGATCTGGTGTTATTTCAAATACTAATTCACTTTGTAAAGCAAATGGTCCAGTGTTCAATGCATATAAATCTATTGCATCATATGTAACTGCCACTTCATCAGAAGTAGTAATTATGATATCTAACGTTAAAGTTGTTATATCAGTAACAGCAATATTTGCACCAACCCCATAATCTGGAGTAGTATCTGTTACTGTAAGTTTTTTATTGTCATTCTGTACAGAGAATGACAGACTAGGATTTAATGCCATTTGTCTTTATATTATATTTATATTGTTAATCCTACTGCAGCAATAAATATCTCGATCATACCACCTGCAATTGTAAAACCACAATCAAGTTTATCAAATTTAGTTTTCTTAACATTACTAATCTTCATATCAAATATTTCCTTAGACACACCAACTAATATAGAAGATAATAATGCTACTAATAACCATAATGGAGTTGCACCAAATAACAATATTGGGATTGATGCCACAGACATACCAACAACGAAATGTGATATCTTGTCTGAATATTTTAATATTATATCCTTAATTTTTTTCATTACACATTGTCCCAATTATTATTATAAGCACATAAAGCACCAGATGTTAAATCTTGCCATGCGTTATTATCTGTAACTTCTGATATTGTTTCACCACCCCTGTAATGAGTAACTTTTAGATTTTGTTTAAACCATACTTGAGTACCTATTTGTACAGTATCATATACATTACCATCATAATCTGTTACCTGTTCTCCTTCTACCCAATCAGTCAAAGAATCACGAATACATCTTACAGATACACCGTCTGTATCAGAACCAATACGACCAGTATATAAGTCATCACTATTACAAGATAAACTAG